CAAAATAAACAATTATGGAAATTAAAATTAGAGGACGGTACTGAATATTACGCCACACCAGAACACGAATGGCCGGTTTGGGATGGTGAAAAGTATGTCAAAGTTAAAACACCAGAATTAACAAATGGTGATAGATTACCAATTTTAAGAGAAGAAAAATTATTCGATGGTAATTTGGGTACATATAACGATGGGTTTCTTTGTGGTTGGATCGTTGGTGATGGATGGACATCAACTAGAAAAGATTACACCGAATATGGTATGATTGTTTCTGACGATGATGACGAATCCAACATTACTGAAACATTAGTAAATACAATAAAATTAAATGTCCCAAATTTTTCTGGTAATTTTAATAGAAGATTTAAAAAAACTTTTAATACCGAAGAAGAAGAAATGCAAATTATATTGGTTGAAACAAAAACTAAAGAAATTAGTATTAATAATAAATCTGTACATGATTATCTATCAAAGTTTGGTTCTTTAATAAAAAGTGAAGGATTACCAAAAAAAGTTTGGGCTGAGGGTACTGAAGAATTTAGAAAAGGTATCGTGGATGCCTTATTTAGTTCTGATGGACATATTGCAAAAACACAAAAAAGATTAACATTTACCACAAAACACAAACAATTGGCTGAAGATGTGTCAGAATTATTAGGGTTTTACGGAATTAAAACTAAAATAAAAAAATCGACACAAAGTTTGGAAGGTTATGATTTGGAATACATAAGATATGATTTGAGAATTAGTGAAACGGCATCAATAAAACAATTCAGAAATATTTTTAAATTAACAAACAAAAGAAAACAAGAGGTTTTAGATTGTTATGAATTTAGATATAATATTTTTGATGACAAACAAATTAAAGTTGAATCTGTCGAACCAACCGATTTTTACGAAGATGTTTGGGATATATCGGTATATGATGAAACACATTGTTTTCAAATATCAAAAGTTGTTACAGGTAATTGTTGTGAGATCGGTCTTCGACCATATCAATTCTGTAACTTGTGTGAGGTAAATGCGTCTGACATTGAATCTCAAGAGGACTTTGAAAAACGAGTTAAAGGGGCTGCATTTATCGGAACACTCCAAGCAGGATATACTGACTTCCACTATCTTCGTGATGTTTGGAAAAGAACAACTGAAAAAGACGCTCTTATCGGAGTTGGTATGACAGGCATCGGATCAGGTATTGTTTTAGGTTATGATATGAAAGCTGCGGCAATTGCGGTTAAAGAAGAAAATGAAAGAGTTGCAAACCTTATCGGAATTAACAAGGCGGCAAGAACAACAACAGTTAAACCATCAGGGACATCATCACTTGTATTAGGGACATCATCAGGAATTCACGCTTGGCATAATGATTATTATTTAAGACGAATTCGTGTTGGTAAAAACGAAGCAATCTATTCTTACTTGGCAATTAACCATCCTGAGTTAGTTGAAGATGAGTTCTTTAGACCTCATGACACTGCGGTAATTACAATTCCACAGAAGTCACCTGAAGGATCTATCCTTCGTCACGAGTCAGTATTCCAAATGTTGGAGCGTGTCAAAAAGGTATCACAAGAATGGATAAAATTTGGACACAGAGGAGGTCAAAATTCACATAACGTATCTGCAACAGTTTCAATCAAAGAAAATGAGTGGGATTTAGTTGGTGATTGGATGTGGAATAACAGAAAATTCTATAATGGACTTTCAGTTCTTCCCTATAATGGTGGAACATACACTCAAGCACCTTTTGAAGATTGTACAGAAGAAGATTTTGACCGTTTAATCAAAACATTATCAGATGTTGATTTAACAAAAGTAATTGAGTTACAAGATAATACAAACCTTAGTGGTGAAGCCGCTTGTGCGGGTGGCGCTTGTGAAATTGTGTAATTATGACAGTAAGTGCGTCAAACGATTGGATACAACAGTTATATGTTCAGGAGAAAACAAAAAAATCTCCTGAACCTGACTTTTATAAAGATGAAAATGATAGGTTTGTAATGACTGAATCATTCCATATAAAAAGAGGTAGTTGTTGTGGGTCCAAGTGTAAACACTGTCCTTACGAACCAAAATATCAAAAAGGAACTCAACAAATACAAAAATCACTACTCAGGTAGTGATTTTTTTTTTACTTAAAAAAAACTGAACTTATATTTATATGTGATATGGCAAATGGTATTACTTATGGAATTTCTTTTCCTTTTGTTGATTCTTTTACTGGAAGGTATTTAGATGTTACAAACTCAACCGAAGCGGAAATAAGGGCAAATTTAGTTCATTTACTTCTAACAAGAAAAGGCTCAAGATATTATTTACCAAATTTTGGTACTAGATTATATGAATATATTTTTGAACCTCGTGATGGACCAACTTTTTCCGACATAGAATCTGAAATACGAGATACGGTTCAAACTTACATGCCAAATTTACAAGTAACAAATATAACTGTGGAACCGGCTTCAGCTGGTTTAGAAAACAAAGGTTACACTGTTAATAGCTCAGGAGAAAGAGAGTTTAAAGTAACAAACATCGCTAATTTAGAACACACCGCAAGAATTAAAATCGATTATAAAATTACAGATTCTGCCTTTGAATCTCAAGATTTTGTTATCCTAAATATTTAATGATATATGGCAGAAAAAAAAAATATCATATGTAGCTAGAGACTTTCAAGGAGTTAGAACTGAACTTATAAATTTTACAAGAACATACTATCCAGATTTAGTTCAAAATTTTAACGACGCTGGTATCTTTTCAGTAATGTTGGATTTAAATGCTGCCGTTACAGATAATTTGAATTATCAGATAGACAGAAGTATTCAAGAAACCGTTTTACAATTCGCCCAACAAAAAAACTCTGTATACAATATTGCAAGAACTTACGGATTGAAAGTGCCAGGCCAAAGACCTTCAGTAGCATTAGTAGATTTTTCGATTACTGTTCCGGCTTTTGGAGATAGAGAAGATTTGAGATATTGTGGTATTCTGAGAAGAGGGTCTTTAGTTAATGGTGCGGGACAACCATTCGAAACAGTCTACGATATTGATTTTGCGTCACCAATAAATGCGGAAGGATCACCTAATAGAGTTAAAATTCCAAATTTTGACTCAAGTGGAAAATTAATTAATTATACTATTGTAAAAAGAGAAGTAGTTGTTAATGGAGTTACAAAAGTGTTTAAAAGAGTTATAACACCAAATGATGTTAAACCTTATTTAGAATTGTTTCTTCCTGAAAAAAATATTCTCAATATAACAAGTGTTTTATTAAAACCTGGCACACAATATTCAACAACACCAAGCCCACAAGATTTTTTAAGTTTGGGTCCTGAGAGATGGTTTGAAGTGGACGCTTTGGTGCAAGATAGAATTTTTGTTGAAGACCCAACTAAAGTTTCTGATCAACCAGGTATTAAAGTTGGAAGATATATAACGACATCAAATAAATTTATTTCTGAATACACACCTCAAGGTTTTTGTAAATTAACTTTTGGCGGAGGAAATATTTCTGCAGAAGAGCAACTTCGAGAATTTGCAAGAGACGGCAAAGGATTTGATTTGAGTAGATACACCAACAATTACGCCATGGGGGCGGCACTTACACCCAACACTACTCTTTTTGTTCAATATAGAATTGGAGGAGGATTGGCTAGTAATGTTGGATTAAACACCATCAATCAAATTGGGACTATTTCTTTTGCAGTAAATGGACCTTCGGATTCGGTAAATAGAAGTGTTATCAACAGTTTACAGTGTAATAATGTTACCGCAGCTATTGGTGGTGCTAATTTACCAACCACTGAAGATGTAAGAAACATGGTTTCTTTTAATTTTGCGGCGCAGAATAGGGCAGTTACAGTTAATGATTATAATTCTTTGATTAGGACTATGCCATCTCAATTTGGTGCACCGGCTAAAGTTGCAATTACCGAAGAAAACAATAAAATAAGAATCAAGATGTTGTCTTATGATACTGAAGGTAGTTTATCAAATGTGGTATCAAACACTCTTAAACAAAATATTGCTAATTATCTTTCGAATTATAGAATGATAAATGATTATATATCTGTGGAAGCAGCAGAAACAATTGATTTGGGTGTAACAGTAGATCTTGTACTTGATAACAGTCAAAACCAAGGGGCACTAATAACAAAGGCAATTCAGATTGTTTCAGAATATTTTAATCCGTTAGTAATTCAATTAGGACAGAATGTTAACATTTCTGAAATCAGAAGACTTCTTCAGTCAGAAAACGGAGTAGTAAGTGTTTCTGATATTTTATTTTTTAATCAAGTTGGAGGACAGTATTCTTCAGCACAAACTTCAATGCCGTACTCGGATCCTTTGACAAAACAAATTCAACCTACGGCCGATACTATATTTGCAACCCCTACTCAAATATACCAAATAAGATTTCCCAACAAAGATATTAATATTAGAGTTTTAAACTTAAAATCGGTTAATTTTTCTTAGTGATTTATTTTTTTACGAATCGGACTATTTTTCTATGAAAATGGGAAATAAACTATTTATGAAAAAACGATTTTTTAATGCCTAAATCATACAGAATAAGGACCGAAGTTGGTAGTGATAAGTATATCAACGTGAATTTAGAACAAGATTGGGAATCTCTTGAAGTCTTATCCTTAAAGTTATTGGCGAATGATGTATACACTAGAATGTGTGCAGATTATGGAGTTGTGGTTGGTAGAGTTTTTGTGAATAACGGATTTGGATTACCTAATGCTAAAATATCTGTTTTTATTCCGTTGGAAGATGCGGATGAATTAAATCCATCAATAACGGACATTTATCCCTACAAAACAATCACTGACACAAATGCGGAAGGATATAGATATAATTTATTACCAAAATTGCCATCTTACAGAGGACATCAATCAACAGGATCTTTTCCTAACATTTCGGATGTTTTAATGAGTGATACTTATATCGAAGTTTACGACAAATATTATAGATTTACAGTTAAAACAAATGAAAGTGGAGATTTTATGATTTTTGGAGTTCCGATAGGAGTACAAAAAATAGTAATGGATATCGACCTTTCTGATATAGGATGTTTTTCATTACATCCTCAAGACTTAGTCCAACAAGGTTTGGCAACTGAGTCTCAAGTTGACGGGGCAAAATACAAAACATCAACTAATTTAAGAGAATTACCGCAAATAAAAAATTTAATTTTTGACGTTGATGTTGTGCCATTTTGGGGAGACCAAGATTTATGTCAAGTTGCAATCACCAGGGCAGATTTCGATTTAACAAAATTGGCTAATATTAATATCCAACCCACAGCGATTTTTATGGGGTCAATCGTTTCCACAACAGATGACGACGCTTTGAAGGTGAGTTGTAAACCAAAAAATAATACTGGAAATTTATGTGAGTTAGTCTCAGGACCAGGTATAATTCAATCAATTAGACAGACCATTGATTCTGATGACCAAGGATTACCAATTTTAGAACAATACCAAATTGGAGAGGGTGGTGAAGTAATTGATAGTGACGGAACTTTTTTAGTCAATATCCCAATGAACTTGGATTATGTATTCACCAACGAATTTGGTCAACAAATAATATCTAACGACCCAAGTAAAGGAATACCTACAAAAGGAAAGTACCGATTTAGATTTAGGTGGCAAAACCAACAAGGTCTTCAAGGTAGTTTTTTAAGGGCAAATTTTTTAGTTCCGAATATAAAGGAATACGGATGGTCAAACTACACACAAGACCCATTCACAAATAGCTCAACCTCAACATATTCATATACACTACCTATAGGAGTTGTAACGGGGGCA